AGAACAAATAAAGTTTTTTTTAGGTTGTAGAATTAATTAGGACGCCTCTATCATCGTCTATGACGGAAATGCCCAAATAAGCATGCCCAATAATAGATGTCAGAGCTTGTGCCCCTGTTCGTTCCATTTCAACCAATACTCTGCCCATTTGCATAGTATCAGATGAACCAGGAAGAGAAGCTGGTACACCATCTGCATAACCCAAAGCCCCTACACCAAACATAGCCGATTTATAAGCCCCACCTGCATTTTTTACATGAGATGATTTATATACATCTACTCCAAGCAAGTTACCTACATATCCTGGGCCCTTTGCTTGTAGCATGTCAGCTGTTGCCGCCATATATGATATAGCGTTTCCTGTTTCATTTCTTAGAGAGTCCTGAAGCTCGGTTAAAGCCACTGGGTGTAAAATACTTGCAAAGGGTGCTAAAGCCCCTCTGTTACTTGATGCTTTCTCCAATTGGTATATGGCCGAGAAGAAATTATCTACTGAAAATTGTGTACCTGCTGTTCCTACAGTGTTTGTAAAATCGTCTATAGCATCTCCTGTCTTGTCTGCAAATGATGCCTCATAAGAACCTGCCATGCTTTGTGCAAGTCTAAAAGGGTCTATATCAGAACCACCAAAGCCAGTCATAGATGCAAGGTCTGTCATCTTGTACATTAGTACCAATCTTGCTACGATAATATCAACATGACTATCCGTAAAATCTTGTGTTGCGGCCGCTGCTACTTCTGTTGCTGGGGTTTCAAATAAATCATATCCGTCAAGCCCTGCCTTACGTACTCTGATTGTATCAGAACCCATGCCATTAATTGAACCTGCATAGCTGATAAATTGGCTGTTTCGTAGATTCTGTGTGTCTCTTAATAGTAGATTAATTTCTTGACTAATCATAGCCTCTAATCTTAAATCACCCTCTAATTTTTGATACGATGCATCATTAAAGCCAAAAGTTATTCCTTTACCCATTTTGTACCTCTCTTTTTTGTTATAATTATTTATGTATGGTAGTAATAATTATTATATTTTGGCTCTGCTGTTGACTGGTGCGACCATACAAAATACGTAAATTAAAACTTATTTTAAAATGTATAATCTAGTATATCATAAAATCAAAATATAATTGTATATTTTTTTGGGGATACATCATGAGCAAAAGACCAGACAATAATAGTATCACCATGCAAAGATGCAAACATCTATTAAATGAAGCATACAGTTTACAAGATGAAGGAATAGAAGCAGAAGCCATCATGCGTATGGCTATTTTTATATCTGTTGTTTTTGCTGAAAATAGTAACTTAAACCCAGAACAATATACAGATATAATTAGAGATACATGGGAACGTATGTACAAAGTTATAGATGATACAAAATCAGATAGTACAATATGGGTTTCTACTGTACCAATTACAGAAGAAGAACAATAAAAAACCCCCTTAAAAAAGGGGGTTAGTGCGACTATATAAATTTGTTATTATTTCAGATAATGTACTAAAATACTATCCCCAGAAGCAAGAGCGGCACCAAATGCAATTCTACCATTTCCACCCGCACCACCTGTAGCCGTTACTGAAAACTCATCGGCATTACCAGCAGACCCACCTAAAGCAGTTTTATTAAGCATCGCCAGACCATTTTTAAATACCAATACACCATTTAAAGAATTGGCATGTAGTGGTCTTGCAAGGTCAATATTAACAGTACTTCCATTTGATGTAGTAGTTAATTCTTGGTATGGTTGCCAGCCTACTTTATCCATAGTGACAGCATCATTAGCAATTTTTACGGTTGTAATGCTTGCATCTTGGTATTTTGCTGTTTGTATACCTAAGGCTTTTAATCTTAATGCACCTGACATGGGGGTAAATTGAAAGTTTGTAGTATCTATGTCTAATGCTAGACCGTTCGGGCCCTTTTCCAAACCCTTACTTGCTTCTAAATCTACCTGTAATTTTTGAGAGGAAATTTCCAACCCAGAAGAGGTAGCAAGATCAATCTTAATAGCATTTGTAGAACCGTCTAAAGCAATACCATTACCTGCACAGTCTGCATGTAATTTTGCAGGGGTTATAGCATTGTTTGCAATTTTGACGGCTGTAATTGCATCGCTTGCAATTTGTAACGTACCAATTGTACCAACATTTAAGGAATCACCTGATATTACTATAGTAGAAGAGTCAACATTTACAGATAATGCACTGCCTGCACCACCTGCTAAACCTGCCCCTGCTACTGCCCCTGCTATTTTAGATGCTGTAACTGCATTGTTACCTAATTTGCCCTCTGTCACGGACAAGTTACCTAATGCTGTTGTGTCTACAGACCCTGCACCTAATATACTTGCTGTTACGCAATCTGCCTGTAATTTTGATGTAGAAACTGAGCCATTCCCTAATTTAGTTTCTATAATTGCACCGTTTGCTATTTGTCCAGAATCTACACCCAATAATTTTACAATTACCTGCCCAGACCCATTTAATTGGGTAGTTACACCATCTGTTTTTACTCTGGTTGAGCCTGTGCCATCATTTTCAAGCCCTGCCCCTATGTCTGCTCTTATTTCGTCTGCCACAATTTCAATACCTGCACCTGCATTGGCAGATAGGGTATTACCTGATTTTGCTAGTCCTGGCCCTGCTGTGATTTGCCCTAAACCAGTAAACTGTACAAATGTAACATTATCACTTCCTAAATTGCCAATCTCATTAGTTTGTATAAAACCCTGGTCTGCTGAGTCTGTACCAGACTTTACAAATATTGCAAGACCGTTTAATTCGCTTGCTACATTTGCATCTGATGACCTAGTTAGAGCCGACCCACTACCATTAAAATCATATACTCCATTTTGGTTAGGAGTAGTCTGGTCTTTTACTAGTAGTCGTTGTCCACTCGTTAATTGGACATCATCAAAAGTATCTGTTCCTGGATTAGCTAAACTAATATTTGCTGTGGTTGCTGTTACTGCTGGTTCTTTCCAATATACACCACCACCTACAATGCCATCTAAATAACTTTTGGGTACAGCATCATTTGCATGGGCCGGCACTGATGGTACTCTAATTGTACCTGATGTAAAATCCCAAGTACTTGTTAAATTTGCTTTTGCTGGTGTAACAGCTAGGTTATTTAGGGCGGCCGTTAAAACGCTACTTGCCCCTAATTTTGCAGAAGTAATAGCCCCTGCTGATACAGCATCTGCTACAATTGCATTATCTGCTATTTTAGTTGCGTCTATTGCATCATTTGCAATTTTTGTGGTTGTAATTTCCCCATTTTTTATCTGTGCCCCTGTAATTTGTACAGCCATTTTCTATCCCCTTTTTTTATAATTAATTAGTAATATGTGATTATACCTGTACGTAATCAACTAATAAAAAGTCACCTGATACAGCAGTAAAAACAGTGGTAAATGTGTTGCTACTGGTCTCTGTAAAGCTTGTGCCTCTTACTTGTCTGACCCCGTTATGATATACACGTAGTGTACCACCTGCATAACTATTGGCAAGAGTAAAAACTGTTCTTTCCCCATTTATTTCCGATGTTATATTCTCTTCTGTCAAATCGTCACCTGTCTGTATTTTTGGATATATAAAAACTGCCATGGTTATAGTTCCTCAAGGACAACAACAACAGAAGCTGTACCACTTTGGGAAGCAACAAAGACACTTAACGCTCTACTATTACCTCTCCCAATTCGCACTTGGAATGCATTATTAGCAGGTACAAACATTTTGTCTACTGGCATTGCCTCACCATCTGTACATCCATTCTGTCCCACAAAAAGAGCAGAAGCAGAAGAGCCAAAAGTAACCTGTGTTACTTGACTAGGAAGTACAATCTCATAGGCTGTAGTATTGACTGTGATAACCTTGTAATATGGGAAGGTCTGTTGTCCTGTTAAGTCCAGTGCCATGTTATCCTCTTGTGTGTCTTGCTCGCCACTGTTTCTGTATTTCTTCCCTGTTTTGTGCATATTCATCTACAGACATAGATACAGCCCTACGCAATAAATCAGGGGTCTGCTGTGCTGGCTTTGCCCCATTGTTTACAGCAGGGGGCATGTATCGTTGTTGCTCTGCTTGTGGTTCTGGTGTTGCCTCTGTAGATTCTTGTACTTGTTGCACTGCTTGTGGCTCTGCATTTAAATTTTGTAAATGTGGTCTTAATACTGCTGGGGCTTTTGTTGGGTCTGCTACTGCTTGCTCTAACCAATCAGTTAATGGTATCTGCTCTTTCTTTCCAACCTTACCCATGGCTTTTTCATAACTCCACTCAATAGCCTCTACCATCTCATCATCAATAAGCCCATGTTTACTAATTGCTTTGTATCTGTCATATCTAGAATTAGCTTTTTGTAGCTGTTCTCTATAATCGTCTAATTGTTGGCTCAGTGTATCGCTTATCCCTGCTGTCTTTTTAGCCTCTTCTAATTCTGTCTGTAGCGTTCTTGCTGTTGTCTCTGCCTCTTTGGCTCTTGCTGAGACTTTAGATATACGCTCTTTTATAATGCTTTCCATATCGCTTTTTAAAACGTATACGTTACCCTCTTCATCTTGTATGGTTTTCATGTCGGTTGCTCCTTTGTTTGTTTACATAAACTCTGCACGTTCTTTACGTATCTTGTTTAATTCTGCTCTTGCTTGTTCTTCGGATAAATCAGGGTACATAATCTGCATTGCCTGTATTGGACTGATTAGACCTGCTTGTAACTTGGCTATAATATCCTCTCTGTTTGCTCTTGTCTCATCTGGTGATAATGGCAGTGATTTATAGGCTATTCTGTATCCCTGCTCAGGAAGAGAAGTACCCAAAAACCTATTTGATAGCATGGCTGATTTGGTTAATAACTCTTCATCTGCCATACGGAATACAGGTGCAAATTTCCTTTGTGCTTCCCTCTGTGCAGACCTAGATACAGCTATGGCAAAACCACTCCTAGGGTCACCACTGGATTTTTGCAAATCAGCAGGAGAAACGCCAGAGCTTGTAGCCACTCGGAATTCATATTTTGCTATGGCTTCTAACATCCCCTGTACATCTGCCCCTGCTTGGAATTGTCCAATTTGGGGCTGGCTGTCCTCTGTGGGTTGAAACATCAAAATACTACTTGGGTCTGTTGCTATTCCTGCTCTTCTGGCTGTGCTGTCCTGGTCTAGTGCTGTCATCCCTGATAACGTTACACCTATTGCGTATCGTTGTGGCCAACTGCTATCCCTCAAACAGTGAGCAAACATACTATAAAAAACTGCACTCGATAAAGAACCATAGCATAATTGGCTTTGGTCAAAGCTATTCCATAACAACCCTGTTTTTTCAGCATGGTACAAAGTCAAAGGTAAGAAAGGTGTACCGTTACTGTCTCTGTAGGGGTATGCTTCCCCCTCGTATGCTGATTGACCCATATAGTGTGCTGTTACATCCTCACCTATGCCCCCATCTGCCTTGGCTACATACATGCCAAATTTGGGATTGTTCATATCTCGGATACTTATACAATCCCATACCCATGCTGGTTTACCATTTGGGGTATTTCTTAATCTTAGCTCTTGATAATAATTCGGTATGTCTGGTGTATCTGGGGAAGCATCACACACTACATAATCAGGAGTAACTATCCTATACTGTAGCCCACTGTTATCTATGCTGATATTTTCAACATTGGGATTAACATCTATACGCATAATTGCTTCTCTCATTCCTAATGTGTACTGTTGCATACGTTGCATCAATGGAAAGAGACCAGCAAGATTAAGCATGTCCTGTAGTTGTTCTATGCTTCCTGATGAGTTGTGTAGCTGGGGACGCTCCATATATAGTACGCTCAATTGCCTGTTCACTTGTTCAAATACATTTGACGATAAATCAGCAGGGCCCCATGCCTCTCTTCTGTCTGTTGGTAGATGCCTATATAACTCATCTTCTAAATCGTTCTCCCATGTACCTTGTAACATTCTACGTCTTAAGGCTGTATGTGACCATCTAGCATTTTCTGTCTCATTGGGTGCTTGTGGCTTCATTGGTAACATTTTAATACATCCTCAATTTTGCAGGGGCTCTATATCTATAATCTAGTACTGGCATAACGCAATACCGTAAAGCATCTATACTATGCTGATATTTATCTCTACTTCTTTCACTTTGGCTTCTCTTCATAGTCCAGTTACTTATACTGCTAATTGTAACTTTACACTTTGGCTGTATAAAAAACTGCTTCCTCTGCATTATAGCATGTATCATACTAGCACCAAAATACACAGAATGCCTATATTTTATTGCTGTTCTGATTGTGAATTGTAGCCCTTTTGGTGGAAGGTGTAGCACCCTTTCAAAAGCTCGCATCAAGATTAAGTTACTCATTTTTTTTGCTTTTTTATTTTGACTCCCCATATGTAAATTGTCACCTGTCCAAGTACAGAGCTTGGGGTCTACTTGGTTCTCTTCTAGCATCTGTAATATGTCTGTAGCATGTTGCTCTGGGGTACTTGTACCACCAATCCTCTCATCTAAAACATAGATACTGGGTGCTTGTGGGTCTTTCATATCTATACAGCAGAGTATAGCAATTTGTGTATTTGGCTGACTCCCATGGTCTACTCCCACACAAAATCTATAATCACCCCCCCCAGGTACAGGACTACGACTTATCATAGTCATAGGGTCGAAGCAGTCAAATATTACCCCCTGTGGCGTTACATCGAGTGAGCCTGTTATTCTTGCCTCTCTGTCTATTGGAAGAAAGTTCTCTGTGATATTGTCAATTTGTTCTTGTGTTAGCAGGGGTTTACAGTGTATGGGGGTTGTGTCCTTTACCGTCAAAGATGCCCTGTGTACACTTATCCTATCAGCTTCTATCATGTCTCTAAGATATGATACATCTACACTACCAACAGGGGTCATAGATATAGCTATTGTGCCACTCTTGCCACCTGCCCCACCTCGTAAAACTCGTGCCAATAACTCATTAAATACCAGTGCATCTACAGGCTCATCTACTGATATAATATTAGCTGTAGCAGAAGCCAACCCCAGCCCCTGCCCTGCTGTTTTAATTCGAATTATCGAACCATTTTTAAAACGTACAACAGGTGCAAGACCCCTAAACCCTTTACCTGGGACAAACTCTACATCTGGGTGTAATTCGTCTTTGGGTATCATCTCCCATAATTTGCCCTGTATTGTTCTGCTCTGCTCATGACTATGAGTAACTAACCATGCCTCTATCGGGGGTGGGTCGGTCTTTAATACTGGGTGTCTGTTGAGACAATGATATAGCAATAATGCACAACTCGCAAGGGTCTTGCCAATTTGATTTCCTCCCAAAAGCATTTTTACTGGGGATGGGTCATTGATAAACGCCCTCTGTGGGGGGGTCGGTCTAAAAAAGCGTAAAGGGTCACGTGTACTACGTTCTTTCAATCGTAGTACATTCTTAATAAATGATATGTCTCTATTGGTTGTGTTCATACAATGACGTAGCCAACCTTGGTACAAGCTCTAACAGGTTCTCTGCTAATAAATCCTGCCACTCATCCTTTGTAATTTTATCATCATCTTTCTTGGCTTCTTTCATGTCTTCAATGGTTTTTTTGATTTGCTCTATCACCATCTGTGATACTGCCCACCATGGAATTTTAAGTTTCATGTCGTTACTCCTTTTTGATATAGTATAACAAATTATTTATAGATATTAAAATATAGGTAATTTTAATTGTCTCTGGTGCTCTTTCAATCGTTTACAGGCTGAATTAAAGTAGTCTGTATCTAGTTCGTACCCATCCAACGAAAAACCCATATCATGACAGGCTACAGCTATAGAGCCTGACCCTAAATGCGTATCTAATATGGTATCCCCTTCTTTTGCATAGTTCTGCAATATCCATTTATAGAGTTGTACAGGTTTTTGCGTTGGGTGTATACGTTTTTCTTTGTTTTTCATGTTCCCTTGTAACATCCCTTGCCATCTAAAAGAGAACATACGTACCGATGTTTTAAAATTTGTGTATGCTAATTCACAATCTGCAAAGTCAGTTTTTCCGTTTTGTTTATTCCAAACTAACCAACAACTACTATTATTATTTGGAATATTATTTATAAAATGATTAGCCCCCCATATTATACATTTTTTACTTATTCTTTTAAGTTGTATAAAATAATCTATGTTAGGTGGTCGCCTATCCCATTTTTTAGGCTTAAATTTGGTAGTACTTGCTAATTTACTACGACTATGATTTTTTTTCCCATCTTCTTTTAAACCATATGGGGGGTCTACAATTGCTAAATCGTACTGGTTGTCTTTCATGTCCTGCATTGCTTTTAAGCAGTCCATATTATATATGTTTAACATGTCGGTTATTTCTTTTGCATTGGGATTACATTGTTAAATCTTGCCAGCTCTTCAATTATGCTTTGTCGTAGAATCGGTGGAAGAGAAATAATAGCATGTACTGTCTCTGTCTTTAGTACCTCATCTGATGCACTATCTAAGCTGTCTGTACTTCCTTCCTCTGCTTCTATTTGTCTGATGTGTTCTAACACTTGTACAAACTGTCTTTGTAGACTTGCGTACGCTTGCCATGACTGTGCTCCTTTTGCTTGCTTCATAGCATCCTGTAAATCTATAGACTGCTGTTTAAAAAGTTGTATGGGTGTTGTGGGTACTGCTGTTGGTTCTTTGGTCTCTGCTTCTTTGTCCATATTATTAAATTGGCTGTCTCTTTTATATCCCCATCTTCTCTCAAGTAGCCACGCTGAACATTTCCAATTTCCCCTTTTTGCTTCATTGTTTATAACTGCCAAATTTGCTACTGCTCCTTTTGCCTCTGCCTTTTTTATGTCGTCATAAAATGTACGGTATACACCTTTATTTTGTTCCTCTCCTCTTGTCATCCATTGATGAAGTGTGTTTCTGCTTATCCCTGCATAGTTACATGCCATGGTGTATGTTGACCCAACCCCAATAGCATCTATAATTTTGTTTTTTATCGGTTCTTTAAATTTTGTCGGTCTTCCTCTTTTCATTTAAGCCCCCCTGTGCCTACTGGTATATTTTTATGCTCTGCATATTTAGTCCATCGTCGTCTTATTGTATCACAGTACATTGGGCTTAATTCTATAAGCCTACATTTTCTGCCTGTTTCAGCTGATGCAATTAACGTACTCCCAGAACCTGCAAAAGGGTCTAATACCAATCCCTGTTTTTTACAAGATGATTTTATAATCCGTTTTATCATGTCCACTGGCTTTGGTGTGGGATGCCCATGCCTTTCTTCTCCTGCTACCCTTGTAAAATCCCATACATCTGTCATATTGTCATGTACATTGTCGAAATAACTACGACTATTTAAAAAGGCTTTTTTAATATCGTCATACTCTTTTTTAATATCGTCATACTCTTTTTTAAAAGCGTCATTTTTGGCTGCTTCTCTCATAGCGTTATAAACTTTTCTTGTTGGCATGTTCCACTGGCTTTTGGTTGTCCAATGGTCCAATGATTTTTCACTATGTCCTACAATTTTTTTCATTGTTGGAACATCCCATCCCATTTTCATTCGTTCATCATATAGATATTTTCTTATTGGTTCCCAACCTTCCCAATAATTATCACTGTTTGTATTATATTCTTGTATTCCTAACATAAAAAATAAACATCTCTCAGAAGCTGTAGGGTACATCCTGTGAGCTTCTGAGGACATACCATGTCCATTTCCTTTATCCCAAACTATCTCTTGCCTAAAATATGCCTTTTTCTCTTTTATTGGGATGCTGTAAAAATACCACCTAAACAAATCATAACTATTGCCCCATACATAAAAGCTACTGTTTTCTGTTACAAATTCAAAATTGGCTTTTATCCATTTGTCTAAAAAGTTATCAAGATTCTCATTATATAGATTATCATTTAATACACCCTCGTTTTCTTTTCCCATACCATAGGGGGGGTCAGCATGTACAAGGTCTATTTTTTCAGATGCCAATAATCTTTGATAAGTTGCTGGGTCTGTACTATCGCCACAAATTAAAAGATGCTCTCCTAATTCGTATATCTCTCCCAACTGACTTTGTATATTATCATCATCTATCTGTATTGCTTCCTCTTCTAAATCTTCCTCTTCTATGTCTTCCAAATCAGCAATTAAATTGCTTAGTTCTTCATCTGTAAAACCGATGTTTAATAAATCCTCTTCTTTCATATCTTGGATTATAAAAGATAGTTTGTCGTTATCCCAGTCTGCAAGCTCACCCAATTTATTATCAGCCAATGCAAGTAGTCTGCTTTCTGTTGGGTCTAAATCCATCACCCTACAGGGTATCTCTTTAATTCCCAGAACCTTGCAAGCTTCAAATCTTGTATGGCCTGCAATTATTGTTTTGTCTGGACGTATTAAAATTGGAGACCCAAAGCCAAAGCGTTCTATGCTGTCTGCTATTTTTTTAACTATATGCTGATTTATTCTGGGGTTGTCTTCCCATGGTTTTAGTTCTTGAATATCTATATATTCAGCGGCTTTTTTCATGTCGGTATTTCCTTCTTTTCATATTTGTAAAATGTTTTATCACCTATTATCTCAGAACCAATATACACCCAATCATCATAAAATAACAGGGAAGGTAAAAGGGTTGGGCTGTATCGTGTCCATTTATTTATTTTCTTTGGCTTCTGCTTTTTAGTTTTTTTTTTATGCTCTTCTGCTTCTTTTTGGGCATCTCTCAAATCCATATTTATACAGCTTAATTCAGCATATGCTTTTATATATTCTTTTTTTAATTTGTCCTGCTCTTCTTTGGGCATGGGTCTGCCATTAAAAATACAACCTCTTTGATATTGCCCCACACCATCAATAAATAATTTATTCTCTACATCTTTTATTTTTTGCTCAGCTTGTTTTATTTTTTCTTTGAAGTTCATTTTTTTTGCCTTGGGTTGTCGGTTTTTTTTTGGAAAAAGGAGAGCGTAACTAAAAAAGGTGGTGGTGTGTTCAG